AGTGGCCGCAATATCCCATGGTATACGCAGAAAGATACAATGTTCGCAATCGATCCACTCAAGCATTCAAAGTTATACGAAGAATATGGCCTATATCTACGTCCTCACCAGATCAACCAAGAAATTAAACCAACAACAATCAAGAAAAAGGAATTAGCACCAACAATTCGCTCAATTAGATATGCTTCACTATTACATAGTATGCTCGCGAAGCATGCTGCCAGACACAATGGTACTTTGATCAATCCACGTATGTACGCCGACATGATCACATTAGGTAACACGAAGGTTACAGTTACCAAAGGTACACCGAAAGCTCAAATAGACACTTTAAAGATGAATGGCTTAACAGTCGTATCCAAGAGCAGACGTAATAATAAGAAAAAGCCTGTGTCAGACACAACGGCAACCACCGACGAAAACACTAATGATATTGTCACATATAAGGCGTTAACCGAGATGTCTACATTAGTTGAGAGTTTCCACTTGCCATCTGGGTTAACATTAATTGTGTTCGATGATGAGAAGTATCAAAGCCTAATCCCTGACTACATCAACCAATTGATCACATACACACAACCGCACATCATTCCCACTTGGCAGGGCATCGCCGATTTCAGTGATCCTTACCTTCGTTCATATTTTAGACGACCATTCGAACTAACTGCATCAAATCTAGCATCGCCTCAAAAGCATAACCTATCACCGTTGACCAGAAGCATATTCAATAATACAGGAAGAGAAGATGCGATAATCAAAAAGTTGTATGGCTATGGTGAATACATCTTTATTAAATATGAAGGATGTTTGATCACATGGACAGGCGTCTATGGTGCAGTTGCAATGATGGTTAATCTACCCAAACGTGATTTGGGTCTTGATGCAGGAGATAATTTCTTAAAGGAGTATAAACAGCTGCTATTTTATGGAGTGATTACTGATGCGACCCCCTCAGGTATATCAGCAAAATCTACGGTTATAAAGATCTCACCTCATAAGATGATGAATCCGAGTGGTGGCGCACTCGCAGTTCTCTCAAAGTTCTTAGAAGCTGTGGTTTCCGCTAATGTGATTAACGCTACATTAGTTGTATATGCAGAAAAGGGTGCAGGTAAGACCTCATTTTTGTCCACGTACGCGGAACGGTTGAGTGTAGCAAGTGGTCAAGCTGTTGGACATTTATCCTCAGATGCCTATGGGAGATGGCTGGCGAAAAACAAGGATGTTAAAGAGCCATCATTTGAGTATGATTATGTGTTATCTCGTGACACAGACGATACTGAAAGCTACTATGAGCAAAGGGCGAGCGAGCTACTAACGCTGCATGGCATATCCGAGCTAGCGCAGTACGAACTGTTAAGCGTGCGGAAGAAAGTAAAAATGATGAATGAGATGAATGAGATTCTGATAGCCCAGCTGGAGAACGCCGATACGCATTCTGAGCGCAATTTCTACTACATGGTGTCTACTGGCAAGAATACCCCACGTACATTAATAGTTGAAGGACATTTTAACGCACAAGACGCTACAATCGCACGCACAGATACTACTGTACTATTAAGAACGATAAATGACACCACACAGGCAATGAGAGATAGGCAACGAAGCGGTGTAGTTCAGCTGTTCTTACGAGATACATACTATAGGCTTCTTCCATCTTTGCATACGACGGTGTATCCTTTCGAAATGTTGGAGTCGATTAAGCGTTGGAAGTGGGTTCACTAGAGGAAAGGGTTGCTCTTGGAAGATACACCCATGCCGGACCTCTGGCAAAGCGGAGTCAACGTTAGCC